ACGTTTGCACCGATGTCATACAAGACATCTCCTGCATGAAGGTTCTTTAGCCATTCGTAGGTCCACGGCTCCTTCTCCACGCTCCGTGACCGGAAGTTGTTGTAATCTCCATCTTCCCGTATATAAAGCAATCTCTCAGGATCATCGAGTACCCGGAGAGATGGTTTTGAAGTCAAAAAAAGAGAGCCCTTCTTTTAGATAGGGGCGCCCCGAAGGACGCCCCATACCTGTTAGTCGATGTTTAGCCAAACAAGAGCTTTGTCAGTAGTTACAGAGACAATTCCCATGTAAACACCAACCTCCTGCTCGTTTTCGTTAGAACCATCACGGTTTATGCTGGCGACTGCACCAGCAGGAGCCTCACCGGAGACTCGTATTGGCTCTCCGACAACCACGGTACCCAGTACCTGAACGGATGCAAGACCTTTGGTCTGTATCCATCCGTACTCATCGGCAGCGATAAGTGTTGATGGAACGCCACACGTACGATTAACTACCGTAGTTGGAGTAACCACCACTCCGCTATAAGGATTGATAATCAAACCTGAAAGCGTTGTAGTATCAGTTGCAACAACAACCTTGTCATTTTCAGCAAGGTTGAGGGTGATGTCACCAGCCGAGTCGACAGCATCATGGCTATCAATTCGGTAGACCTGACCTTCACCAGTCAAATCGTTAGTGTAAACGTACCCATCAGCGTACTGATTTTTGGTAGAAGCTGTAGATCCAAGCGTACAGGTGTACGTCTGGGATAACCCGCGTGCTCTTTTCAAGGTTCAGGCTGACGGCGCTATGGTCACCACGGACCAAGGAAAGAACACTGCACTGACGGCTGTTACGGGCGTCAACACTCTGGACTTGAGTAAACAGAGTAAGTTGACTATCGACGGCCCCGGTGCGGCGACAACTGCAACCTTAGCTGTTCGTGTTGTCGGGCTGTTTGAAGCGCCCAACAACAACTGGACCGATACATATCCAGACGTTCTTGTTACATGGAACTTCGGTGTGCATCAGTACCAGATGAGCACGTTGGCATAGGAGGCTGGCATGGCTATTTCAAGAGCACAAATGCTGAAGGAGCTACTGCCCGGCCTCAATGCTTTGTTCGGCTTGACTTACGAAACCTACGAGAACGAGAGCGAGCAGATCTACGAGACAGAGACTTCTGACCGTTCGTTCGAGGAGGAAGTAAAGCTGACGGGCTTCGGACAGGCTCCTGTTAAAGCGGAAGGCGAAGCGATCAATTACGACACGGCAAGTGAGAGCTTCTCTGTTCGCTATAACAACGAGACCATCGCAATGGGCTTTGCGATTACCGAGGAAGCGATGGAAGACAACCTGTATGACTCGCTGTCTGCGCGTTATACGAAAGCACTTGCGAGGGCGATGGCTTACACCAAACAGGTGAAGGCCGCTGTTCCGCTCAACCAAGGTCTTCCGACTACCGACAACTTCGATTCGGGTGACGGCGTTTCGCTGTTCAACACGTCTCACCCAACCGTTGCCGGTGGCACCAATTCCAACACTCCCAGCACGCAGACCGATCTCAACGAGACCAGTCTGGAAGCGGCTGTTATTTCTATCGCCGCGTTCGTGGACGAGAAGGGTTTGTTGATTGCTGCCAAACCTCGGAAGCTTATTGTTCCGCCTAACAACATGTTCGTGGCTACCCGGATCCTCGATTCGGAAGGCCGCACGGGAACGGCGGACAATGACATCAACGCCATCAACCACAACGGTACGATCCCCGAGGGGTATGCTGTGAACCACTATCTCACGGATACCGACTCGTGGTACATCGTCACCGATGTGCCCAATGGCATGAAACACTTTACTCGTGTTCCGCTCCAGACATCGATGGACGGCGACTTCGATACGGGTAACGTGCGTTACAAGGCACGCGAACGCTATGTGTTCGGTGTCTCAGATCCCCTCGGAATGTTCGGTTGCGAGGGAGCATCCTAAAGGCGAGCGGGGGCTTCGTGCCCCCGCTTTCTTTTTTCTGGGATCAATGGCCCTTGGGACTGACCCAGCAGACGCTATGAAGACACTGGGGCCTTTCTCTCATAGGAGAACTTAGTTATGGGTACGACAACTTTTTCTGGGCCAGTCAAGGCTGGCACCATCAATGCCACTACCGGCACTACGGTAGGCACTGACATGAAGAATATTGGTTTTGTTGTAATGGCGCAGTCTGAGGCCATTACCGAAGCTGCCACTTCAGCCAGCACCGACATGATCATTCCCGCCAACAGTCAGATCATAGACATCAAATGTCTTGTCACAACGGTGTGGGACGGCGGCACCAATACCTTGGATGTGGGAGACGGCAGCACCACTGACCTATATGTCAACGGCATGGTGGCGTCGGCGGCTGGTCTGGTGAATATGACAGCCGGGACTACCGGCACCGGATCTAGCTGGCGTGATGTCGGTACAACCGATGTAAGGATTTCCGTCGATTCTGTTGCAACCGGAAACGGCGTTGGCGTTCTGACTGTCTGGTATATCCAGAACATCAACCTGACATAGGAGGGTACCATGACCGATCTAAGGTCTTTTACCTACACCTATTCTGGTACCGCTGAAAGCAAGAGCAACCCTGCGGCTGATGTTGACGCCTGCGGGGATGCTGCTGCTTTGACCGACGACGAGTACTACATGCTCCTCGACGGCGGCATGGCGACTGCTGGGGATGGTGATGGTGTTTGTACGTCCCAGAGCGTCAATGGTCAGTTGGCGATTGACGGAGCCGACTCAGAAGAGAAGAACGGTATCCGCAGGGTAAACTATGGAAGGGCGGCACCGCGTCGTGTGTCGTTCGCTTCTGCGAGTGACAACTCGTCGGTGACCATTACCATCAAGGGCAAGGACGGAAGCGGCATTCCGGTAAGCGAAGAAGTAACCGGCCCCAACGCCGCAAGCGTTTACTCGTCCAATCTCTATTCGGTTATCGATCTCGTCTACAGCGATTCGTCGACGACCTCGTTGACGGTTGGCGACAACGCCGGTTATGTGAACTTGGGTGAGTTATCCCGTGCCATCAACATCACCTCGGACGGTAACTCTACCGCCATCACCTATACCGTTACGGGCTTGGATGTTTATGGTAATGTTCAGAGTGAAGAGATTACCGGGCCGAGTTCGGCTACGGCAGCAGGCTCAAGTTACTTCCGTTTCATTTCTTCGGTTAGTGCCAGCGGCTCAGACAGCAACAGTGTCAGTGCCGGGGTGGTGGCCGGTATCCGTATTATGGTCAACAATCAGGATACCCGTCTGAAGAACTGGTACATGGTTGAGGGAGCTAACGCTGCCGGGGCTACAATCGACATCGAAGACGGCGCTACGTCTTCTGCTTCGGGTACGGCTCGCCTCACTTTCAATCCCGGCGAGACAGACGGTAGCGTCAATTATCCCAACATCGGTGGTACAGGTATTCGTTTTGCCACCGCTATGAGTATGGATATGCCTGTCGATACAGACCTTCTGTCCTCCGTCACCTTCATGTTCGACGGGTAGTGTCATGGCATCGGTGGCGGAGCAGGACGTTGCCGCTGAATTGATGGCGCACGAGCGCGAGTGTGCCGTGCGCTGGGAGTCGGTTGAACGTAGGCTCGTTCGTTTAGAGCGGGTGATATGGGTATCTAACGTGGCTATCGTGTCGGCTTTGATATCCATTGTCGTGCGGGGATTACAGTGACGACGAGGGACGACAAGATCGCCATCGTCATGGGCGAGTTCAAACGCGGGACTCTCAAGAGTAGTTCCGGCAAGAAGGTTACCAATCGCAAACAGGCATTGGCGATTGCCAACAGTGAAGGGAACAGGGTTATGCGTAAGAAAGGAAAGACGACCAAGAAACCTACGAAGGGTAAGGGAAAGTTCGGCTCCCGCCTTAAAATGTCCTTGGGGGAGCGCCATCGCGGCACCAAGGGCAATCTGGCCGCACGGGCAAAGGAAAGCAAGGGCGAGGAGAAGGCGCTCGGGCGAAGGGCCTATGCTGCTGTCAAGACGATGGACAAGGGCAAGAAAAAGAAAGCCAAGAAAAGGAAAGCATGATGCCGACATTGAACCCAAAAACGGCGGCTCTCAACAAGGTCAAGACCGACGAAGCGTATGGCAGTATGCCTGTTGAGGTCGATGGAACAGGCGGCGACGTAGGAGAAGCCAAGAAGAGGCGTGTCGCGGCTTATGGCAACAACAAGGGCGGTAAGGTGATCAGGCAGACTAAGGGTCTTTTCACCTACGGGCCGATGGCTTAGGAGTCGATTATGGCGAAGAGAGATTCTCGTGACGGTTACGCGATAGGCGGACTCACCCGGCTTCCGCGTGAGGACGATAGTGCTGTCCTTATGCAGGCTGGCGGTTACCTCGGTGGCCTCACGGAGACGGGGCGTGGGACGATGGCGGGTGAGTTGGGCCGTCGTGGTGCCCTTCCCGTGCGTGAGGCAGGCGAGACCATGTTCGAGCGTGACAAGCGTCTTGGGCGTCGGAGTGGTTTTGAAGGAGGCGGTGCGGCCAGTTCATACAATCGGCGCTATAACAACCAGAACAGGTGAGGGCGTTATGGCTAAGAAAAAGAACTGGATAAAGGACGCGACCAAGAACAAGGGCGCGCTGCGTAAGCAACTGGGAGCTAAGAAAGGCAAGCCTATCCCCAAGAAGAAACTTCGGGCAGCCGCTAAGAAGGGCGGCAAGGAAGGACAGAGGGCGCGC